GCTCCTAATACCTTAGTGACACCACCTGCTAACCTTTGAAAGTTTTTGAGCTTCCTACCTGACCGACCCAACGCCTTATCAAGAGGCTGAGTGTTTGCTCCAATTATCAGCGTTAAAAGACCTTTAATCATCAGGTTTTATTTTTTTTAGGAGGCTTCCAACCTCGTTCTTTTATATAGGCTAATTGAGCCTCTGCTTTTCGTTGCCCTTCTAATACATCTATCTTCTTTTCTTCCTTCTTATACTCTCCATCTATAAGCGGTAAGTACATTACCTCTTGGACTGTATAACCATTCTTCTTCTTCTTCCTATCTACTACCGTATTATAAACAGCAGTCATGATGTGCCGAACTTGGTTCATCTCTAATTCCTGTCTATATGCTGACTTTCTTGTTAGTAGGTCTAGCTCTCTAGGAGTTGAATCCCAAAACTCGGAAAGAGAGAGGCCGAAGTTTACAACAGCCCTCTCTTCCAAGTCCAGCAGTGTTACTTTTTTTCAGAAGCAACTTTATCTTCATCCGTCTTTACACCCATCGTGATCATGAAGTCTTCCATTATATCAATAGAGAACTTCTTAACTACCTCAGTATCTAAAGCGAATAATTCATCTCCAACATCCCAACGACTCATGCCGTTGAGTTTATCAGGTGAGTAAATAATCAAAGAACAATACAACACATCTCTAAGCCAACCAACGGGATCTTTCTGTGGGAGCTTTAACACATCCACGTAGTTCACGTTGTTTAATTTAGAAACTTCTGATAGAACGTTATGGGTAGCCTTAACTGTTAAGACATCCCCTTTAAAATGTAACACTGCCATGTCGTTATGCGTTTGTTCCGATTGCTAATGGACCTGAACCTTTAAAACTACAATTATAAGTAGTTACCTCATTCAAAGGAGCATTTGCGCTTAAACTTTCGATATAAGCTGTTCCTGAATAGTTCTCGTCTCCCACAACTGGAAGTTCTGATCCTGGATTTACGTAAGTTGTAAACATTACTGTGATTTCAGACTTAGCTAACCATGCTGCAATAAGATCTGACCAACCATAAGATGAGTCAAATGCCATGTTTGCGTCGATTGCCATAGTCCATGAGTTCTGAGCAGGCTTAACCTGTTCAGCCCCTCCGTTGTCCTTGCAGGTAGCTGTGGCCATAGATGTACTTAGGTCCAAACTAGCCGAAGTAGCACAGGCTACTAAATTGTCATCAACGAATATCGCTATCGCATTACCGTCGATTGTTCCGAGTGTTGCCATCTTTCTTTAATTTTAATTGTTTATATTTGATTTCTTTTCTTCTTCTTCTAGTACTTCCTCTTCAACATCAAACCTTTCGGTATTATGCCGCTTCTCACAAGGAACGTCTATTGGAGCTACTGCCTTCTCTTCTTGACATAAAGTAATCGCAACCGATCTACTTACAGCAACCTTCTGCTCTGCCTTCATCAGAACTCCGTTAATCTCTGTATCAACTAATAGTTTAACTATCATGTGTCTATCGTTTTAAAAGTTCTAAAAATAAATGTACGAATAAAAGCATCTTGAGTTCCATCGTACATCTCGTCTATCCCTGCAAACTTAATGTTTCTATATACACTGTCACTATATCCTCCAAGCGTGTTTCTAACAGCATTCATAACTGTCTCAACGCTTCCGTAATTCAAACCAACTGCTGTAACTGAAAATCTATAATCATCTAAATCTCCCTCTCCTTTACAGTCAACTGGTTGGATTGTTAAATCATCTAAAAACAAAAAAGGCTGTCTGACCTCTTGATCAGCAAAACCTACATATATCTCATCACCTACAATATCTGTTACTGTTGGTTCTGCTAATAATATGGTTCTTATAGAACTAATTGACATAGTACTGTTTTAATATTCTTTTAGCTTTAAAAGCAACCCCTTTAACAAAGGAGTCTGCAAATTTCTTCTGTATATCCCACTTCTCTGAGTTAAATACTCTAGCAACAAAATCATTAGGTTTTTGCGCTTCTACTTTCTTAACAGTATATCTTACACCACCATCTTTAAAACTCATAGCTTTTTTAGGTTTAGTTCCTCCACCTCTTCTTTTTCTATCTAATTCAAACCTTTTAGCTGAAATTTCTTTTCTACCTAAAACAACTAAATGCAAATGATAACCACCTCTCAAAAACGAGTGACCAACTATCATAGGGTCTATTAAATTGTTCTTATTAGCATATTTTTTACTCTTCTTAGCTACTATTGTATTCTTTAAAGGCTTTCCTTTTGTCCTGTTTTCTCCCGTCGGAGTATCAGCCTTTAACTTTCTTCTATATTCTTTAGTAGCTAACATATAAGATTTCCTTATAACCGCATTTTTTCCACTACCAGATAGGTACTTAAAGAATCGAACAGCATTATCCATGCCTTCGATACCAGACCCATTAGCCGCTTTCTGTGTTACGTTTAAATAGAAACTCATTACTTATTATCCTTCCATTGAGCTTGAATCACATAACCTTTACGTCTTGTGATCTCCATTACTCGTTTAATATCATAATTCTCACCTTCAAATACGATCCTCATTCTAGGAGTTATACCTGGAATGTATCTTATCTTAAAGTCAGTTGTTAAGTTGCCTACATCTTGCAAGCTCTCCCACACTTCACCCCCTTTCATGAAGTTCACTCCACAAGGAATGTTCACATGAACGTCTTCCCATACATCAGGCTCAGAATGACCGTACTGATCCTTTACGCTCGTAGGCTGCTGGATAGTAATTCTTCTGTCAAGTTCTCCTGCTGTTATTGTGTACTTCAAAATGATTTGTTTCTTAGTTGGTCTAATATCGCATCAGAAGCCTTACGCCATCTCTGATTAACATCATCCCGGTAATCATATCTATAAGTCAACATCATCTTAATCGCATCCAATATATCATCAGCCTCATTGTTAATGAACATTCCAGTGCATACAGAGTATATCTTAACTGCAAATGGTTCATCTGCTATCTCAGGCCACTTCTCCCCTGCTTTTAAGTAGATATATCCTTGATCCTTATTTAATTTATACAAAGATGAATCGACCTCCTGAGTAGCTCCGTCAAGATCTACATATTCAATCTTAGTGATCGAATCAACCGGAGGTCGCATCAACTTTATATATTCAGTCTCGTCAAAAGTATCTTGAGTTTGCACATACACATTAGAACCTACTGTTGCATTAAGGTAGTTCTCTGCATAAGTGAATACACCACTCATCATTGCAGCAATTACCGAATCGTCATCAGTTCCTTCAACTCTAAGCCATGTCTTAGCATCTTCTAATGACATAAGGTCAGAGTAATCTCTACTAACAGTGTGCAAGGTTCTCATCTACTTTTTCTTTGTCTTTCTCTTAGGTTTACTTTCCTTAACTGCTCTTTCTGTTTTCGGCTCAGGTATTGTAGCAGTTTCAGGCTCGTCAACTTTCTTAGCAACGCCATAATCTATAAGTCGTTTTGCTATCTCAGGAGAAACGAGGTGAAGCCCACGCCTATAAGACATCTTATAAGCGTAAGCGTTCCCTGTTACTATTACCTTAACGTAACTCATTATGCAGTTACAATGTCGTTTACAGCTACGAAAGAAGATAAACGTCTTGCAAGAATATCCCAAAACGTATTGGTCACGATAGTGATCATACCTTCTTTAGCTTTACTGTTCTGATCTACAACAATGTTAGCTCCTCCCCAGTTACCTAACAATAGGTCGTTGAAGTTACCATACACAGCAGCAGATAGATTAGTTCCTGATCCTTTAGTCAAGTCAGAAGGAAGTGCATCAGAGATGTAAACTTTCTTTCCGTTCAACATTGCAGAATCTTGTGCGATTGTAAACAATCCACTACCAGCATCAAGTTTTGTTTTCTTTAATGCTCCGTAAGTTTTAGAGTTCACAATGTAAGAACCTGGACCATAGTTGTAAGCACTATGAGCTTTAGTCTCCATATCAACAGCAGCTTCAAAAGTGAAAGCAGCTCCGTTAGTTCCTAATTCAATCTCAGGAACTTCACCGATAATACCAGTAGGTACTGGAGCAACACCTGATCCAACAAATGCAGCTAATTCAACAGAATAGTTGATAGCGTCATTGATGTCACCAATAGTGAACTGTTGCATATCAATACTAGACTGAGCTAACAGTTGTAAAGAGATGTCAGTCCAAGCAGCCAATCTATGAGGACTCATAGTAGCTTGAGTGAATGTAGAGTGAGACTGAGCAGCAGTTGCAATCTCAGTAGCCCAATTAGTTGCAGCTCCAGTAGCTTGAGTAGAGAAGTCAACGTTACCTGAAAGGCCAGTTAACATTCTTGCTCCTGCTTGACGAATTGCTAATGCAGGTCGTAAAACACCAATAACTTCAGCTAAATCTCTTCCAATAGTAAATCCCCCTAAAGAGTTAGTACCTGCCACTTGCTCGTTTGCACGAAGTTCAGATACAGGAGTAGAACCTTCTCGCATAGCGAATGAAGGAATGTTGATACCACCTTTTACAAGGTTAGCAACACCTACTTCTTTTTGCTCTCTTCGAGCTTCTTGATCCATTTCTTTCTCAACACCCTCTAAAGGATTTCCAGTTGGGTCAACTAAATGACGCAACGCTTTGTGGAAGTCATATCTCTCGATAATTTTCTTCTCTTCCTTAGACTGAGCAGGATTAGCACCATGCACAGCAGGAACTACTGGTTTAGAAGCAGAAGCACGTAATTGCTCTTGCTTTTCAGCCAATTTAATTTTTTCATCTAACTCTTCAATCTCCGCATGGAAACCTCGTAAGTTAGTTTGTTCTTCTTCAGTCAAGGTTCTATTTTCAGTCTCGACTAATTTTGCGATTGCGTCAGCATTGTTGAAGGCTAACTCCCTCGCTTCAATGAGCTTTTTTTTCATTGTGATATGAGTTTATGTTTATGAATTGCCAATAGCGTATCGCTGTTAGCCTTATTTCTTTTTTCCTCGTCGATCTCTCTCTGAGTCTTCTCCTCCAACTCCTTTCTGAACTCTTGATGCTCTCTTAATCCAGTTGAAGCCGCAGGATATGCAGGGTTGATCACAGGAGCTACATCATATATAGCAGCTATCTTATGTATCTCTCTAAGGTCTAATAACCCTTGAGCAGAACGATCAATCCATTTAACCCCGTCATTCTTGTAATCAGGAACAAATGCAAAACTACTTCCTGCAATATCCCCTCTTTCTATATATGTTTGTGTGTCTCTACCAGCTACCGTATCAGGTATATCTACCTCGTAAGAAAGTCCGTTCTCGTTTATATTCATTCTCATAGTACCCGCCCATGAAGTACCTAACAACTGACCGTCGCTGTGGTTAGTTCTAGCCACTACTCTTGTCATGTCAGCTTCATCTAAAGCACCAGGCTTAATCACCTCAATAAACTCCCCATAAATTGGGTTAGACTCTCTATTAAATACAATAGCCTCACCGACTATTTTTCTTTTTTGGCCGTCATCTGAAGCTCTAAGCTCCACACTAGACTCGCAGAAACCTATCTGCCTTTCCTCTATTTGTTTCTTATCCATTGGTTGAGTCGATTTGCTTGTTAATTTTCTCTTGTATAATCTCCCCGATCATACTTAATGGAGCTAAGTTCAGTTGAACAAATGCGTCATCTCCACCATCTATCGCAGGCATACCTTCTTTAGCTCTAACCTCGTTAGATGTTATCCCACCAATATCAAATAGATCTTTATAATACTTAACTCTCTTATCAGGTTCAGTTCTCAATAAGTTACTTACATCAAACTTAATTCTCTTCTTTTGTGAATCGTAAGCTGAAGGCATCAGCAACTTATAATCTAACTCTTGCTCAATATTCACTAAGCTAGAGTTCAAAGAATAAGTCAAGAACTCTATTGAGTTCATTACTGAAGATGATTTAACGCCTGTGTCCTCGTATAATAGGTTCTTAGGTACTCTAAATATCCTCGCTATATCACTTACCGTTAAGGACATGATGTCTGCAATAGCAGCGTCCTGTGCAGTTAAGGTATTTCTCTCAAAAGTCAGTCCTTGCTCTAATATCTGTGCCTCTCCTGCTCTATCTATACCGCTCTTATCCTTAATATCATTCTTTAACCTCTCGTAAACCTTATCAGTTAGCTTCTCAGCAGTCTGAAAGAACCCACTAGCTTGAATACCCGACTCAAATACCTTATTCATGTACCGTTCAGAGTCAACTGCATTAGCTAACGTCCTAGCTGCATAGTATATAGGAGATAACCCCATTATACCGTCAATACTAAGTCCTTTGAAGTGAATAAACTCATCAGCAGAGAAATACTGCCCGTTTACTCTATAATAAACCTCAGTTCCATCCGGAGATAAGTAAACCTCAACGGTTTTATCACCCACGATCGGAATTAATTTTATACTATCTTGATTTTCTAGCTTAAAAGCATAAGCATTACCTCTTAGCAATGCTCTAGCCTTCATACTTTGAATGAAAGAATACCTGGTCTGATAGTCATTAGGCTTGCGTAAACACCTAGCTATCTTACCTTCAGTTACCTTCTTGAAATATCCACTTCCATCGTCCTCTTCGTAATTAAGATCCAATGAAGCTGTCAATTCTGATAACAAAGAAACAGCCGAATAAACGGCTGAAACAGTTAGCGACTCTTGTTCACTAACCGTTGAAGTACTTGTGCCTGCTCTCGCAGCACCCATTATAGCAGAAGTCAAAGTCTGAATCCACTGAGGGTTATACTCACGCTGTTCTACCTCCTTAGACTCCAATCGTTGGAAGATCTTCATAGTACAATATACGTGAGAATATCAATAAGGATTTAAAAAATAGTTATTAGGTATTAACTCTTTTTCAACTACCTTAATGAAATTGTCCTAATCCCTCGTGTCTTGGCTTCCAAGCCGTTATCTATGTGAATATACGCATAAAAAGCATTAAAAAGAGCCGAAACACCATCAATTTTATCGTCCGCTTTCTTCTTATTTAGCTTCCTATTACCTGCTGGATCTTGGTCTAAAACAACGTTGGAAAACATCCATTTGATCATAGGATCACCCTCAAATACTATTCTTTCCTCTGCAATCGCAGTTTCTATCTTTAATATGCACTCATTCTGAGTCTGATACCCTTGACCAACAGCAAATACAGGTATTCCTTCCTCATCTAGCTCAGATATTAATTGATGAGTACTCCAACGGTCAAATCCTATCTTTTCTACGTCTAAATTCTCCACAACCTCTATAATGTCAGCCTTTAAGTTCTTTATGTCAGTTACTTTTCCTGGATTTACTATGATCTGACACCCCTCATCCCTCCAAGTGTCCATAGGAACACCCTTAGCAATGAACCGATTAAAGGCATTTTCAGACATATAATAGCGCATATTGACATGAAAACGCTCATCTCCAAATATAGAAAGCTGACAAAATGCCGATATATCGTTAACCATACCTAAATCCACTCCTAAATATACCCTTGCTTCCTCTATTTCCTCATCAATTAGCGGCCTTCCATCATTCTTATCTAAATCCTCTCTAGGAATCCAAGTATCAACACCTCCTACCCACTTATTTAAGTTCTTAGTCAAAAAGTTGTTAACTTGAGCCGAGAAGTTACTAGCTTGTAGATATTCGTCCTCTAAGTAGCTTATATTTAACGCAGTACCCAAAGAAGGGTTAGCTTTTATCCAATTCTTAGGATCTTGCCAATCATCAGTCTTATCTAAGGTGTAAATCATGATAAAAGTAGAATCATCACGCTTAGAACCTTCCAATATCTGAATGAAGTTCTTCCTGATCATGTATGCAAACGAGTTTAAACTAAACCCCGCAGTTGTAATCATACCAATACAAGGAGCATTATTCGTTCTACCACCCGTACCCGACTTGAATACATTGAACAAATCAGCATTCTTATGAGCGTGAATCTCATCTAAACAAGTGAAGAAAGGGTGTAATCCATCCAAAGCAGGAGCATTAGCCGCAACTTTAGATATGCTACCCTCGTTTACATAAGGATTTCCATCAGCGTCTTCAGTCTCTACCTCAAATAGTATGTTATCCTTGAACACAGCGAAGTTCTTATCCAACTCAGGGAAGTCTCTTCTTAAAGACTTAATCATCCTACCTATCTCATTAAATACCGGATCTGCTTGAGCCTTAACAGAAGCTCCACAGAACAATAAAGGGATCTTCTCATCGAATAAGAGTAAGAAGCATAAGGTAATGGCCGCCATAAACGTACTCTTCCCATTCTTTCTCGCCACTTCCACGTAGAAGTATTTAAACCTTCTCTTGCCAGTTTCTTTATAGTAGAACCCAAAGATGTTAACCAATATGAATATCTGCCAATCTAACCACTGAATCCTCTCTCCTGCTAGACTACCCATAGAGAACCGCAGTATCTCAGTGAACCTAATAGCTTTTGAAGCCTCAAATTCCCTTAACTCCAAAGCAGGATTATTACAATCCTGCCTGAAACGCTTAACCGCTAGTTTTATCTCTCTGTTGGTTACTATCTTACCTGACTCTACATCATCAGCATACCTAAATGCTCTCTCCATATTAATCTTCTTCAGTACCTAACCAATGAGCTTTTTGAAGTAAATTCAAAGCTAGATACATATATTCACGAACTTGTTCTTCATTAGGAAGTCCATAGTTATAATTACTTATGCCTTCCAAAGTATCACAACCACTGCAACTGCCGTAATATGTATGAGTTACTATATAATCATAAATATCAGGTTGATATGTTTTTATAGGTATGATAAATATCTCTGTACCTTGATAGTCACCGTCATCAATAACTGTCATCTTTTCTAAATCCCAACATTGATCATATTTTGATTTAGGTATGCACAATTTAAACAACTGACTTACAATATCTTTATAATCACAATATTCAATCTGATCTGTTGTCCTAAAGTAGTTCTCAAGTTTATGTTTATTCTCTTCCCATTGTTTTACTAATTCTTTTTCCATCTTTTAAGTTTTTAGTTATTCCTCTACTTTACCACAATCCTTGCACCAAACGAAGCTGCCTCTTGATTGTAGGTTAGTGCTATTGCATTCAGAACATCTTATGCCAGTCAAGTTAACTTTATCCCAATCCATTTTATAGTCTTTAGGAACATCAGTAACTTGCCCCACCTTCTCTCCTCCTATATGAATTTCAACAACATCATCATCTTGCTCAACTATATCTACTTTAGGGAAGAACCCCTTAACCTCCTGATCACCCTCACAAAAATGTAACCCCATCATCTCATCGAAGGCTCTGTTGATATTATCATTAACATCTCTCTTTATATCATCGCTTACCATATCTACAATAGTCTGATCTCTGATCATTCTAAGGCCACGTCTTAACTCTTTCTCTGTGTAGTAAGTTCCGTTGGATGTATCTACGCCAGTTAGTTCTTTGATTATTCTCTTGATTATTTTTTTCTCTTTACTCATGCTTTCTTTTTTCTAGTTGATACCTTCTTCTCAGAAGACTTCTTATTTACCTTATTCTTACTACCGTAGCTGTCGTTCTTACTCTTAGGTGCGCCTTGACCGAGTATCTCCGCTAACGTAGGTCCTTTCTTATCAGTGAAGTTAGCCAACTCCCCCTCAGACTCAGGTGTCAGTCGTAGACTCTTGGCCGCCCGAAGGTACTCTCCACTTGCCTTGTTCATTCCGTTGATAACCCGGTTCATCTCCATTGGAGAGTTATCAGCAGAATCACCTAAAGCATCAGCCAGTTCTACGGCCTTACGATAGAAGTACAGAGCATTAGCAGCAATAGCTACTGTTACCTTATACTTATCCTTGCTCCGTTGCTCCTTCTGAAGTATCGAGTATATAGAATTGTATATCTCAATAGCCTTATCGAATAGCTCTTCAGGCGGATCAGGTATTTTGTTTTCTTCTGTCATTAATAATTAAACTTAATATAATATTCCTCGCAGTTCAACTGAACAACCTCTTTCTGTAATGCTACAAAACCCTTTTCCGAAGATAGTACTATATAAGTTACACCATTAGATACTTCAAAGGTTCTAGTGCAGAATGAACCGACATCACCTATGTAGTTGCCGTTTATATCAACAGCCATTCCTTCAGCAGTCTCGTTGTAAACAGTTACATAAGACGCACAAGGATCTTTTACGCAGCCTACTAATAAAAGTAGTATTATTATGTATTTCATCTCTTTAAGTTTATTACGGTCTTGTTAAATGATCTAATCCTTCGACATCAAGCTCTTGCTGCTTCAACCTTTCTATCTCTTGGTCTAATAAGAAGAACATTATGTCATCCCTATTTAACTCAAAACTAATTCGAGGTCCTCTTGCAATCAGTCGATGCGCCTCATCTCTCATCCAAGTAGCTTGTTCTAGTTTTGTTCTGTCTTTACTCATTGTTTTGTTGCTTTTTTAGTTCGTTCTCTTTACACATTACATTCTTGCATATTCTCGGAGCGTTTGCATCTGTGTATGGTTCGGGGTCTTTTGGATAACCACAACCAAAACAATACTTTCCATCCTCTGCTTCTTTGAGTTTTTTCTTAGCATACAATTCCAACAACATTCTTAACACAGGTCTTTCTAATGTGAAAAAATCATCCTCAATAGAAGTATCTAAACCAAAATTAGACTGAATAAAATCATTAGCTTCTTCACTCATCTCTCTTCCTCCTCTTTCCTTTTTCTTTCTTAATTAAACTCACCGCCTGGTTCTCTAGCAGTCTTGAAACGGTTGCTTTTTTCTTCTCAGCAACCTCTTTCAGTTCTTCGTGTACGTCGTGTTTCATTCTAATTGATACGACCTTTCTTGGTTTCATGCTCATGCCCTTTTTTTGCGCTAAGTTAAATATTATTCTCGTATTACAAAAAGTATTACTGGAAAATTTTAAAAAAAATTGCCTAAAAAAAGAGGGGTC